CCACCACGACCTTGTTGGAACAACTGGTTTTGCAACTGAGCCATTTGTCTTTCACGGCTAGGCGCAAGCAAATCTTGTTGTTGACGCATATATTGAGATGCAACTTGCTCAGGAGTCTGCTGTAGGTACTGCTGACCCAATCCAAACAATCCTGTAGCACTTTGTTGCAGTGGCGCATACTGTTGCTGTGCCATCTCAGCTTGAGTCAAAGCACCGCCTGTAAGAGCCTGTAAGCGGTCTTGATATGCTTGTAGTTCAGGACTGACTGTGTAACCAGCACCAGTTAGATAACCACTAGGGTCAAACTGGAAGTTAGAGCTACCAAAGCGAGTAGTTACACCTACAGGGCGAAACTTAGATGCTTCAGCCGAAATTCGTGCCGCCTCTAGTTGAGCCTGAGCAGATTGTTCAGCCGCTCCTCTTGCGGCTTTTGCTTGCATCGAACCGCCAAGCAGTGATGCACCTCCCATTATTGCGGCGGCATATATTGGCATATCATTCCCCTTTAATCAAAATCTCATCCACTTTAGACGGGTCTTTCTCGTCAGTGGCATGAATACAAAACCAAACACAATCTGTTATCGCTTTGACTCCATGAGTCAATCCTGCTTCAATCTCAATACACGCTGGCGCAGAGAAAATGTCAATCTCAGTACCACGCAATACAGCAACTTTCCCATGAGCCAATATCGACAAATGACTGAAGTCATGCGTATGCTTCAAGATGCTCATTCCAGCACTGAAGAATGACTCCTTGGCATATAACCCATCACTGAAGTGATGAATAATGCGATATTCAGGGTCTTGCATCATCATACTGTGCGTTTCCACATATAAACAGTAATGTACGGCTGGTAGTTAGCATTTGTGCCACTTGAACCAGTTGAAGCGTTTGTTGTCGCTACTGTGATTCCTGTTGTTGCAGTTGTTGTTGCCACTGTTTGAGCCGCCCCAATAACAGATGCGTTACCACCACCAGCATTACCAATACCTGAACCTGTATTGCCAATAAAATGATTATGTCCAGCATCAGTAACAGTTGATGTTGCTGTGTGAGTATGGCTTACAGTAATTGCATCTGCACTACCACCAGTTTCTTCAGCAGTGTCAAACAACGCATTGCTTGCATTAAAACCAACCATGACACGACCAGCACCAAATGCAGTCCATGTACCAAAACCAAGCAATGTTGCAGGGTTAGTGCTGACGCTTGCATTTGTGTAGATTGAACCTACTGGATACATAGCCGCCAATGCCGCTTGAACAAAAGCAGTTGTTGCCACAGCAGTTGTATTGTTGCCAGCAGACTGAGTAGTTGCAATTGTTCCTGTTGGCAGTGTAGGCGTACCAGTCAAAGTAGGGCTTGCCAAATCTGCCTTGGTTGCAATAGCAGTCGCAATATTGTTGAACTCTGTGTCAATCTCAGTACCCTTGACAATCTTCAAAGGGTTGCCAGAAGACAAATTGTCTTTGGTGGCAAAGTTTGTGCTTTTGGTGTAGTCACTCATAATATTCCTTTAAGTCATCTTGCCATTTTTGGCTTGAATTTCAATCTTCTGAATAGACAATGGAGTTCCATTGATGTCTGATTCATAACCTGTCTGCACAACCTTGCCTGTGCCTGATGCTGGAACAACCAAAGTCTGTAATGCAACACCATCTGAATAGTAAGAAATTGTTGTGGCATTTGCACCATACTCAGCAATGCCATAGTAATAAACATTCTGAGTCGGAATCGTTGCATTGTCAGACAAGTAGTTTGTCTTGAAATCAAAACCCCATTTAAATGTAACCACTTGATTTGTTCCACCAATCACAACAGTTGACAACTTTTTCAAGATTGAAAGCACATTCTGATCGCCAAGGTCAGCATGGTTTGTGTAATACAACATACGATAAGAAGATTGGTAATCTTGATAGGTGTTGTAATAACCTACATAACCATTCTTACCAATGTAAAGGCTTCCATCTCTGCGAGAAAGCAAAGACTTAGGCGTGATTGAATCCCAAGTAGTCACCCTTGCAGAACCATCAGGCAAATAAGCCTTGGTATCAAAACACCAAGTAGTGTCAATGCTAGGAGTTACCAACAGATAGAACGCTTCACGCTCTGAATAGACAGACTTGATGTTGGTCAATGTCTCACCAGCCACAGCACCCATCAAATCATTACGAATGTTTTTAGATAAGTCTCTTTCAGGAGCAGACTTCTCTTGAATCGTTCTCATCAATGATCTGACACCAGAGTTTGACAAGAATAAAACATCAGTGCTTGTGGTCTGAATACTATCTCTGGCAATGCAACCAATGCCTTCAACAGTGTCACTGATTGACATGGTTGATGGTGCAGTAGCACCTTGATAAACAAGAATCTGACGCTTACCAAAGATGAACAAGAAACCATTGTGAGCCGCTAAACCAGTGATCTGGTCAGCACCATTTACCCACACATTGTTCACATTCAATGAGCCAGCAGTACCTGTTGACCACACATGACCAGCAATCAAGTCACTGAAGTAAACAGTTGCATTCACAGAGGTAGTATTAGCCGCCCACAAACGACCAAAGGCAGAAATCACAATGTCTGCATCAGGAACAGTAGCGGCATAACCTGTCTTCTCAGAAACTCTGCGATATGTTGTAGTCGATACAGCAGGGTCATAAATCAATGGATTGTGACCAGACTGAAAGAAGTATGTGATGCCATTCAAGGATGCACACTGCCAATTGCTTGCAGTAATAGTTGGTGCAGTACCCCCACCCCCATAGGTGAGTTCAACCACAGTGTTCGTGGAACTCAACTTGAAAATCTTGTTGTTACCAGCAAACAGAACAGTCAAAGTGCCATCAGCTAACACTAACTCATGGATAACTTTGACATCATTTGCACCCAAGTCTCCAGACGATGCGTTAACTCTTGACCATCCTTTGCGTGAACCAATACGACCATATTGGTCAATGATGCAATTAGTCGCAACCAGAGCAAAGCCAGCATTCAAATCAAGAGGCGAGTCTTGAGTATTCAACCCATAAAAGCCTGGGGCTGAGATACTGTAAGTTTGAATTGCTTGGCTCATACTGCCACAAACTCCTGATTCTCAGGATAGCGAGTGCCTTCCAAGGCAATGTAGTCAGAGAGCATTGACCTGTACAACAAGTAAGCCTCAGATGAAGACAAACCACCATCCTCACCACGCTCTACCAATGCACGAGCATAAGCATTCTGAGAAACCAATACATCAGGCACTTTGACAATAGTAGAGTCTGATGACAAAGTGGCTTGTGGCACTGTCAGGCTAAATGGAATGCTATACACACCATCAGGGCGAGGATACAGCGTTACTTTAGTGTCATAGCTACCATCAATGCCATCAAAAGCATAGTAGGCAGGAATACCATTCACAGGAGTAGAGAAGTTCTGATACCTGTTCATAGTCGCAAAATCAATGTTCTTCATGCGTAAATTGCTTGTGACATTGAGAACATCAAGAACTTGGAACTTCTGACCAGAACCAGTCAAGGCATAAGAGTAAGTGCCAGAAGTTGTAGAAAGGGTAATGGTTGTGCCAAGCACATTCCATGCAAAAGCATCTTCAATCTGACGCTTTGCATCATTGACAAACTTGCCAATCAGAGTTGAATAAGATGTTTCGGAAACAGTCGAAACAGTTGCTTCACGCAACCTTACGAGTACATCGTTTACAAGTTCTAAGTAAGTCATCTGCTTGCCTTCGCTTTGTTCCTTGCGGATATAGCTTTAGCTTTTGCCTTTGCGTCAGCTTTTGAGGATGCACCCCATGCTTTTAGCGAAAGAAGCAGTCTTGTCGGTTCACCATCCTTGTACTCAGCACCAGCCATATTGCCCATGCGAGCCAAGAAACTTGCTCTGCGAGGGTTATCCCCCGACTTTACTGGTGCTTTTAAATTACCACCAGTTTCCGCATTATAAGATGATCTTCCCTTGGAGTTCAACCCTCCTTTAGGATTTTTACCTTCGGAGCGTTGCCAAGCGGGAGTTTTCATCACTTCACCTTTTTTGGTTTCTTTGCAGTTTTAGCAGACTCAATAAACGCTTTGGCAGTTGGCGCACCTTTGCTACCAACTTTCCGCATACGTTCACCAGAGCCAGCCTTAATTCTTGCTTGTTTGGCATTGATATTGGCATAAAGTCCTTGTTTCATTTCTTCTTCGCCTTTCCTGCCTCAGACAAAGCAATAGCAATCGCTTGTTTCTGAGACTTAACAACCTTGCCACCCTTGCCTGAGTGCAACTCACCCGCCTTGTACTCACGCATGACTTTGCTAATCTTGGCTTGTGCTTTGGTCTTTTTCATATCAGTAAAGAATCTTAGCCGTGATAGTGCCAGAGGTGTAGGCTGTACAGTTGGCTCTCAAATACTTTGGCGCATTGGCAATAGTGACAATGCCATCAGCAGTCAAAGCAGTACCAATCGTTGCAAATGTTGTCCCATCAAGACTTCCTTGGAAAGCAACAGTGGCGGCTGTTATGCCTGTAACTTGCAGAAATGCGGGTTGTCCTGCGTCTGCTTGCACAGCAGTAGAAGCACCACTTGCATTTACTGCATTTAATAGAGTTCTTGCCGCAGATAATGAACTCATTTGCCTCTCCCTGTTTTCTTCATCATGTTAGTTGCTGTGCGCTGACCACGCATAGGCATAGCCTTTGGCTTACCAACAGCAACCATAATGGTCACAGGCATACCCTTTTTCTTGCCATATTCTTTTGCTTCTTTTTCGCCTTTTTCAGAGTAGGCAAACTTCTTTTTTCCAACCATCGGCATAGGATTTCCCCTTATTTAAGTAATTTACCAGCAACAAATGTAATTACACCACCAGCCATAGATGCTATGGTCATACCCATCCAAAAGCCACCCTTAGACTTGTTTGCCAACTCAAGGAGCGACTTAACATCATTAGCCAATTGGTGAACTTCCACTTGCAGAGCCTCAACTTGGGCTTCTATTCTGCCGAAATCTCTTG